CAAACTCACCTAATTTAGGGATTCCCGAAACAATCTCGGACAATCCTTTACCCGGCTGTGTTTTTTTGGATTTAGAATCTGCATCCTCCATTTTCATAAGTTGAGACATCTTATCCAGTGGATTTACCTTATCTCCTTTCTGTAGCTCAACTACTTCTGGCCCTTTTTCTCCTACTAGTGCTACCCCAGGTCGACTAACTTCTCCACCGGATGCCATTTTAGGAATGTTTGGGAACTTTCCAACGACTGCACTTACCAGATCCTTCGTAATTTTCCCTTTTCCAGACTCTTCCGCCTTTCCAGCAATTTTACCAACGTCGGGAAGGCTGTCCTTTATGGTTTTTCCCAGATTTTCAAGAAAATTCTTATTTTGATTAGCTTCTGCCCCGGGCTTCTCTGAGGTTTCCGATTTTTTCTTAGCAGAGATTTCTAAGTTCTTGGATAAAGTCTTCTGAGACTCTGAATTTATTTTATTGGACTCCCTAATTTCCTTTGCAAGAACATCTAAATTTCTAGTAAGATCAGACAGCTCTTGAATTAATTTTTGGGGGGTTTCCATCAATTTATTTTTTCTTTATATATCAGGAATTTATCTATTTTGAAAAATTAAAGAGCTCTTTCTTTCCTGATTCTTCTAGAGCTTCCCTATTTTCTTTCTCCACAGACTGGTTGAGTTTATCGATCCACATCTGATACTCGTAGTAGGGAATGGACTCAATCCAGTTTGGATCTAGTCCATGTTCCTTCCACATTCTGAACTTCAGATCAAAGAAGTTCTCCAAAGATATCTGAAATAACGAAAAGAGATTTGAATCCTCCGGGAAAGGTTATAGGGGCGGTGACCTCGACACCGCAGGTGGGACACATGACGTTAACGTCCAGCTGAGTCCCGATTTTTATAGTTTCACAAAGTTCGAAATAGAGGGAAAATTCCTCTTTAGACCACTCATTGGATTCCATCATCCTTTGGGCAATCTTATTGGAATCTAGTCCCCTCCACTCTTCAAAGATAAATGGAGCAATCTTAGCAAAGCTCTCTTCCACTTCGATTCCTTTTCTTTCCAATTCGACAATAAAGGAAGAAACTGCTTCCATCACTCCGATAGAAGGAACAGACATTCTAATTTCTTTTCCTATTTTTCTAACAGGGAAAACAAAATTTCTAGAGGTAGAGGAATAATACTTCATCACCCTCGAATCAATTTCATAGTCCGAGAGAATTCCAGTTCTTAGTTCTATTCCGTTAGAGATCGGACAGGCCTCTTTCTTGCCGCAGGTAGTCGTGGGTGTAATAATGATTCTATTTTCTCCTTGGACGAAAGTTAAATCCCTAATCGCCATGATTAGGAAAAATCTATCTTCCTGCTTTAGATCCTTGTAGGAAACAACACCCTCGGTGGGAAAGTGCATCGTGCTGCACTTACTGAGGATGAAATTTAACCTCTCGTTTAGATCGATCAAATCTTCCTCGTCTATGCTTGAAAAGTGTCTAATTTCTTTTACCTCTGCAGCTCTGATTGCAATCTTAGTTCCGCCTGGGTAAAATAGACCCTTAGAAGGCAAAACGGATAAAGGAAGATTCTTCCAGCCAAATTCTAGCCCAGGTGAAAATTCAGGCTGAGGAACCCTTTGCGGTTCAATTCTTCCTAAATCAGGAGGTCTAGAATCCAAAGGTGCTGCTGATCTAGATCTAATCTCTTCTAGAGCAGGATCTAAAACATGAGGAGGTGTATATAGAGGGGTTTGTCTTGCCTCTAAATCTTCACGAGTTGGGGTTTGGATAACGTGTGATTCCGGAATGAAGGGGTCGTCGTACTGAACTCCTCCTTCCATTTCTTTTCTTGCGAGAATTTCCTCAGGCGATAATCCTGATAAAATTCCTTGATTGTCTAGTCCCATATTAATTTAAATTGTTATTTTATATACCCAACACAACAAAAAGATGGATATTCTTATTTTAGAATATCCATCTTAGAGAAGTTTCTCTTTTTTTGGTAAATTAACCAGAAATTTTATCTGCAGCAACCTTAGCCTGTCTAACGGTTGGTTTAGCCGAAGCTTTTTTCAAATCGAAATAGGTATCCCTGTCGGTTTCAAAATCATCAACAATAGGTTTAACCGATCTTAAAAGGGCATCTGAGATTTTATCCATTTTTAAATTTTCGTCTTTTTTTCCACTGTAGGTAGTGAAGAAAAATCCAGCTGGGAAATTGGTGGGATCTGATGCTGGAAAAATATTTTTTCCAATTAACAAAAGAGCCTGTGCAATTTTAAATCTAGTCATATAGTCGTTTTTCCCATAAACTTTTTGAATGTTAGCAAAGCTAAGCCCAGTAGGTTCAGCATCTTTATTATTCTTCATCAGATCGTCGATAGCCTTTTTAGCCGCCATTGGATTCCAGGGTGCTGCCTCGTTGATGGTCTGAACAAAAGAACTAAAATTGGATAAATTTTTCATCTTATTGGTTTAGAAGTTTATAGGAACTGATCCTGCCAGTAGTCTGCCTTCCAGCTAGTTTCTAGAGTATAAAGGGATTCACCTTCTGTGTAGTTTAGATCCATTGCGTTGATGTTTGCCGCTAAGAAGCAGTTGTTTAGACTGATCCTTCTGAAGACGTCTCCCTGCTTATTGAAGATGGAAACCACCATAGATCCAACATAGTCTTTCTTTAGACCCATCGCACCTGTCAATGGATTGTAAATCAGATCCGCCCACTGTCTCATGATCTTATAGACGATCATCGAGTTCTGCTCGTTTAGGTTTACCTCGAATTGAACTGTGAATGCAACTGAAGTATCCGCCGGAGCACCTCCTGCATATCTTCTCTCAGCAAACTTGTAAAACTGGCTAGCAACTCCGCCAGGTTGAATATCAACTGCAAGTCCAGAAATTTTCTTCACCTGCTGGGTTAAAATTCCCTCTCCTCTGAATCTGGTGTTAGCTAATGTAACACTAGCCGGTGGAGTAATTAAAACCTCAAACTGGTTGAGATAAACTGGTTCGTATAGTTTTACGCCTGCCGCTGAGTTTGTAAAATGTGGTAGTCCTGCCATTTCTCTTTGTTATTTTATAGGAATTGATCGTCCCAGTAGTCTACTGCCCAAGTCATGGTAACATTGTAGATATCAGTAGCCTGATAATCTAGCTCCATTACTGTTAGTGGTGTAGTCGGGAAGCAGTCTTTACAAGTAATTCTCCTAAATACGTCCCCTTGTTTATTAAAGACCGAAATAACCATTGTTCCGGTATAGTCTGTCTTCACGCCCATCGCACCCGTCAGAGGATTGTAGATTAAATCTGTCCACTGTCTTAGTGTTTTAAACACATACATGGAGTTAGCATCGTTTAAGTTGACGGTAAAACTAAGAGACAAATCAAATACTGTCTGGTCTGGTTTTGCACCAGCGTAGTTTCTAACTGCAAACTTATATCTCTGCTGAATTGGAGCAGGCGTCTTATCAGCTTCTAAACCACTGAGGTTTGTTACCTGCTGAACAAGAATTTGGCCGCCCAAAACCGGTCCTGGAGGGGTAATTAGAACCTCAAACTGGTTGAGGTAAACAGGTTCATATTTGTTTATCCCGAACAGTGAATTTTGATAATGTGGTAATCCAGCCATTTAGTTCGTTTTCTTATTTTCTTTATTTATCCGATTCTTTCCGATGCTAAAAATTATCGATTACGCAAACTGGATAAATCCTCCTGCTGCGATACCTCCGGTTCTAGTAACAGTAATTCTGTTGATGAACTTCTGGATTCCTCTAGCAGGTTCAAGAATTACATCGATGATACCGATGTTTTGATCGATTACTGAAGGAGGGTTGTTTGAAGCATCCATGATTACTTGGTAAGCATAAATTCCTCCACCAGATCTAACTCCGTCAAGGTAGTTGTCCACCAGAGTCTTAATTTCAAGTCTGATAGAATCCTCGTTGAAGTCGAACAAGTAGTTAGAAAGAATTTGTTCAACGTCGTTCTCGATGCTGATCAGTAGGTCTCTCACGTGAACTAGACTGAATGCAGAATTAACTGTCTGGTAAGCAGTCTGGTTACCGAAGATAACAACTCCAAGTCCTCTCTTTTTGATGATTGGGTTGATACCGAAAGGCTCTAACCATCCTCTGTCTTCTAGGGTAAAGTCATATTCAACTCCAACTAGGTTGGTTCCTGCGATTGTTCCTCTCTTCTGACCTGCCACGATAGCGTATGGTTCACCGTTTGCAAATTTAGCAACGAAGTTGTTGGAAACAAATGCTGCTGGTGGAACGTTTACGTTTCTGTTGTTCTC